TAACGAAAATGGGGCTGTGGCGGAATTGGTAGACGCACCAGATTTAGGTTCTGGCGCCGCAAGGTGTGAGAGTTCGAGTCTCTCCAGCCCCACCATTTTCGGATAGTGATAAAACTTCTCAAACCTATACTAGACCTGCTTTCGAGCAGGTTTTTTTATGTCTGCAATTTGACCCCAATCCCACGCTGGGACGCACTGTGGGATTGCACAGAGCTGACCTATCACCCGCAAACCTTGTGTTTATTCGCGTACAGCGTCCATCTCCCATAATCCCACATATTTTTGCGTGGGATTGACCGAAAAAATCCGTCATTTCTCGTCACTTTTCATATCCAATTATCCGCCCTGCCCCTAGATAGCCCAACGCCCCCATCAATGCCGTCATGGTCGGCGAAAACCACGTTTTTTTATCGTGGGCGAGGCGGGGCTTCGATTGCGATTTTTTGAAGGCCAAAAAAATCCGCTCGACTTGGAGCGGATACATATGTACTTTAACTAAATATTAATCTTGTTCGTTGAGTAGTGAGTAGTCTTTGAACTTGATGACCTCCTCGCCTAGCCATTCATTGATCTGCAGCATGGTCTGCTGTAGTGGCATCAGCTCATTGACTGCGAATACACGAGCCGCTTTGATTAAATCTCCAAAGCCTGCGGCGTTAGTTGGTGACGCTCCCATCAGTTGAGGCGGTACTCGATGAGCAGCTGCAATGTCTATGCGTGACGCCTCTTTAATTTTAAAGAAGTCATCATTGGCACTGACCTCACTGATCGGTAAGATTTGAATACCGTCTTTTTTACCGTTCGGTGAATGCATAAATAGGTTTCGGAAGTTACCAGGCCCTTTGCTATCTTTGAGTGCTTTTCGTAATGCATCAATGTCTTCTTTATTGGTAGAGGGATCATTTAGATATAAGATATAACCGGCATGGCTGCCATTCAGATAATACTTGCGGCGGAATAATGTCGCTGATTCATCGAGCCAAGCGGCATTGAGCGCTGACAAGTATTCTGGTGCACCATAAACTTCTTGATTCACATCCGGCTCAATCAGATGACAGATATTCTCTGCTTTATATATATGGGGTTCGGACCAGCTGTGCGTAGCGAAATAGTAGTTTTTTGCATCGACCCCAACGCGAACATACTTTGCGAGTGGTACATTTAGTTTCATTGTCTTTTTGGAGCGTGACTGCACACGCTCAATGTACGCATTGCCAAACGTCAAATAATCTAAAGCCATTTTACTAAAGTCACGATGTGATAATAATGGATGCGGTATAAAAGTACTGGCTAAGATATTTCGCTTAACAAAGATAGCACTACTATGATGCGGTGATGCTCGCATAGTCTTTGCAAGCGCATCCGGATCATAAGGCGGTGCATACCATAATTGATGGCTATGGCATTCGCCCCAGTATAAGGTTTGCCATTGTTCCATTACTGGAATTGGGTCACCAAACGTAAATGCTTCCATGCCGGGCATTTCTACCGCGTCATGATTTTGGGTATCGCTCATTAGTATATCTCCATTTCTGATTCATCATCGCCTTGAGCGATTGCGAGAGGTTCGCGGTGCAGCGCGTGCATGAGTGCCCACGCTAAGTCAGCGTGACCAGTGTCTTCATTGCGATCAGCTTTATAGGTCACCGCCCTTTCGCTATTGGTAATTGTTTTGTGAATTGAGGTGAAAGCGCCAACAACATCGGTCCATTCATGGTCAAAGGTCAACCGGCCTTTTTTGATAACGTCTTTGGTTTTTAGAACAAATTGCTGCTTGAGCTCTGGGCTGTAATGCAGTTTGACGGCTTGCGGATAAAACTTAATCACAGACTGATAGACACCAATGCCAAGGCCGGTTACATCAATCGCGATATATTCTACGTTATACTTTTCTGTCATTTCTCTGATGACGTTTGCCTGTGCTTCAAAGTCTGGGTTTTTAAATTGCAGCCGCTCAATACCTCGTATCATGCCATTGGGTGTGCTAGGCGCTGCTAATATCACAAGTCCTGCGCTGTCACGACTGAGCGATGGATCATAGCCAAGCCATACTGGCTGATTGCCAAGCGGCCTTGGCGTGTAGGGCTTCCAGTCATCCCAAACCTCTAACGTATCAACCATGCATGATTGCAGCTCGCTGACGCTAAAGGCTGACAGCGTGTCATCGATAAAGTCGCACATGAGCAAGTTATTAAACTCATCTTCGCTATACTCAATCCGCAAGTCATCAATATCAAATAAGTCACAGCCGCCGTTCATTGCGTCATAGACGTTGACGACTTGGCGCCACTGCTTGTCGCCGCATTGCTTGCCGTCTTTTAGGTTATGCGGAGTGACATCAATTTCAACACGGTCATCACCTTTACGACCACGGTTATATAGTTGGCCAGTCCAAAACTTATAGGCTTGGTGTTGCTTGGATGATGGCGTTGATATGTAGGTTTGACGCCATTTCTTATGCATCGCCATACCTGATGCGACTTTTCTAAATTCAATAAATTTATGAATCCAAAAATATTCGTCCATATAGACGTTGCCGTGATAACTCTGAGCGGTGCGGCTGTTGGTGCCCAAGAAGTAGAGACTGGCGCTATAGTCTTTTTCTGGGCCTTCGATATTTAATGTTATTGGGTCACCGGTCAGCTCGATACCTGCTGTTTCCATTGCCCACGCACAAATGTATTCGCGGAATACCCGCGCTTGTGCTTTTGATGCGGATAAAAATATTTGGTTGCGGCCAGTCTCGATAGCATCAAGAAAAGCCTCACGCGCAAAGTACCAAGTCGCCCCAATTTGGCGCGACTTCAATAGGTTACGGATGCGGTTGGTGAGTCCTGCGCTATACCAGGTCTTTTGATAATCAAACAGGCAATCACGAAATGAGTCTTTGAATTTATCTATGTCATCTATCTGTATGACGTTTGAGGCGTTTTTCTGACCTTGTTTACGGCCCCGGTAGGATAGTTTTGGATTGAGATCCGATTGTTTGCCCGATTCATTGTATTTATGAATCTTGGCCATGCGCTCTACTTGTCGGCCTAATAGATCTATTTCTTTAAAATCCTTCCCTGACTTCTCATCCTTATTAATTAGCTGCACCATTCGCGCTTCGAGCGTACTTTCTACTCTATCAATGGGCTTGGCATCATCCCAGCCGTCTGATTTTTTCCAACCATCTACCGTAGTGCGCGGTGTGCTGACCATTTCTGCAATCGCACTAATACTCCAGCCTTGCCAATAAAGGCCACGGGCTACAGTTTTGGGGTTCTCTCCAGTAGGTAGGGTGATTAACGACATTGATGCAGCTCATAAATGATATGCAGCTACTTTCGTTTATCAGCGGTCGTTAATCATTGCTGTTTGGCGTGTATTGACGCAAAACACTCCTTTTCGTTTTGTTTTTGATTATCAAACCCGCCAAAGTAAAGCTTTGAAAATTGAACCCCCTTTATCTAACTCATGGACCGTCTATGACTACCAAAACATTTCGAGTTGCACGCGCTGGCCAAACTACGGACGGCCGTGAAATCACTCGTGAACAGATCACTCAAATGGCCGCTAACTATGACCCAGAAGTGTATGGCGCGCGCGTTAACCTAGAGCATATGCGAGGATATTATCCTGGCTCTGATTTTCAATGCTATGGCGATGTCGTATCGCTATCGACTGAAGAAGCCAATGACCATTTATATCTATTGGCTGAAATTGAGCCTAAGCCTGAGCTTGTTGCACTAGCAAAATCAAAGCAAAAAGTTTACTTCTCTATTGAGTTTTATCCTGAATTTGCTGATACAAAAGAAGCTTATATGGTTGGCTTGGCTTGTACTGATAGCCCTGCGTCCCTTGGCACCAGCTATATGCAGTTTTGCCAACAGCACCCAGACGACAATCCTTTAGCCTCTCGTAAGAAAAATCCAGATACGTTTATTTCTACTGCCGAAAGCGCATGGGAATATAAAGAAGAACCAAAATCAGTTTTTGCCTCAGTCAAAGAATTGTTTGCCGCACCCACTTCTGCCAAAACCGCACAAAACAAAGAAGCCATTGCTGCTCAAGCGTTTGCTGACTTGCCTAGTACTGTTAGCAACATTATCAATGCGCTGGAGTCGATGGCAGCAGCTCAAGACACGACTAATGCGAGTATTGGCAACTTGACTAGTACTATCACTGAGTTTGCAGAAAAACAAAGTGAAGTTGAGCTGACCATCAAAAGTGTGCAAGACAATCTTGATAATACGCCTGAAGATAACTACACCCAGCGCCCCGCTGCCACAGGTTCATCTGATTACGTCAAATCTGACTGCTAATTTAAAACGCGATTAAAACCAACTATTTAGGACAACCGCAATATGAAAACAACTACCCGTCAGCAATTTAATGGCTATCTTAAAAACCAAGCGGAACTTAACGGCGTACCCAATGCAACCGATCAATATACGGTTTTGCCTTCAGTTCAACAAACAGTTGAAGAGCGCATTCAAGAATCAAGTGAGTTTTTGAAGAAAATTAATATCACACCAGTAACTGACCAAAAAGGCGAAGCTTTAGGTCTTGGTATTAGTGGTGGTATCGCAAGTCGTACTAATACTAAGTCTGGCAAACGCCGTGAACCAAAGAACGTTGGCGAAGTTGGTCTGATTTACACTTATGTCTGTGAGCACACAGATTTTGACACCGCTATCCAGTACAACAAAATCGATAGCTGGGCGCGTGATCCTAAGTTCCAAGAGAAGATCCGTGATGCG